GGATTATTTTTAATAAATTTTACTTGTCACATTCTTATATATACGTATAATTCAACTCCATTAAGCCTGGGTGGCGAAATTGGTAGACGCAGCGGATTCAAAATCCGCCGTTGAATAAACGTGTCGGTTCGAGTCCGACCCTAGGCACCACATGCAAACCCTTGACCGTTGGTCAGGGGTTTTTCTTTTATACATTTTAATCAGTAAAATCAATACTTTACGTTCACATCTCCTATAAATCCCTTATCAATCCCAACCTCAAATATTGCCATTTTTTAAGTATTTTTATATATTTTTGTGTGTTGATTACGCCAAAATTACGCCAATGCAATATGAAATTTTGACGTACCCTAGCAAAAAATAGGAGTAAAAAATGGCAACAATTCGCAAGCGTGGTAATAAATGGCGGGTAGAAATCTATAAAAACGGTGTGCGCAAATCCAAAACCTGCGCAACAAAAGCAGAGGCCACATTATGGGGCGCAGAGGAAGAAAAGAAAATGGAATTGCAGTCGCAAGGATTGCAACCCGACACATTATTTTCTGATGTCATCAAACGCTATCTTAGCGAAATTACGCCAACAAAACGTGGCGAAAAGCACGAATTTAATCGGTTAAATCGCTTTTTACGCCATCCAGTTACGGATAAATATATATCTGATGTGAGTCGGAGGGATATTGAGGATTGGATTGCGGAGCGATTGGAATCTGTAAAAAGTGAAAGTGTGCGCCGTGAATTATCTACGATAGGTCATATATTCAAAATTGCTCTTGAACGATGGGGGTATATACAAAAAAGTCCAATGGTGGGCATTCAATTACCCGAAAAGGGAAAACCACGTACTCAGCGAGTAACAGAAGAAGATATTAATGCTATTGTTGTTATCAGTGGATATGTTGATACGCTCAAAACTGCAAAAGCGAGAACGGCTGCGGCTATGTTGTTTGCCGTTGAAACCGCAATGAGAGCAGGGGAGATTTGTAGTCTTAGTTGGGATAATGTAAATTTTGAGAAACGTACTGCATTTTTGCCTATGACAAAAAACGGTACATCAAGAACCGTGCCATTGACTAAAAATGCAATCGCTATTTTAGAGAGGTTAAAAAGTGAGATAGGGAATGAGGGATTATGTTTTGATATTAAGTCTGGTGTGCTTGATGCAACATTCCGAAAACTCAAAAAACTTGCCGAGAGAGAATATCTGCATTTTCACGATACACGGCGTGAGGCATTAACTCGGCTATCTAAAAAAGTAGATGTGATGACATTAGCCAAAATATCTGGGCATAAAGATATTTCGATTTTACAAAATGTCTATTATGCCCCTGATATGGCGGAGGTGGCGGCATTACTTGATTAGCTAATACGTTTAGCATTAATACGCCCCCAACGAACAACTTCGCCTGCAATATAGCGTGGGCGAGAATTTTTCTGATCGACCGTAACAGGTTTTGGGAAGTTGGGTAATTTTGAAATAATTTTCGCAACGGTTTGATAATGTCGTCCGAAATATATTGCAATATCCTCAAGCGTAATTAAATTTTGGCTTTTCTCAGTTAAATTGGATAACGCTGCCATTTTTGCTGCATTAACAATTTCTTCTTCGGCTTTCTGCGAAAGTTTAATTGGTTCCATATTTCCTCCAATAAAAAACCGCCCATAAGAGCGATTATAACGATTTATTTTAGTTAGCCCATTTCATCTAACTTATTCATCTTTTTGTAAAGAGGATAGGGCGATTTAATGGGTTGTAAATGGGGTTTAGCAGGCTGGTGGCGGTGGTAGCGGTTGCCAATAAATAACCTCCACTTCCTCGCCAGGGTTTTCATCCGATTCCCAATACGGAATTAAACAACCTTCACAATCCGACTTATCGTCATATAAATACCAACCAAGACCAACAGCCCAATGATCACCATCCTCAGTAAAATAAATTAGGTGTTTGTTAGTTGCATTACGATACTCTAAGTCGGTAGAAAATGGTTCTGGTAGTTCGTTTGCACAATTAATCCATCCATTGTTGTTTTTGCTCATTCTTCACCTCCAATCTGTTCAACAGTGATTGAGTATTTTTTGGCAAAACGTCCATCTGCAGTTTCCTCAGATAAAATTATTGGTTTACCAAATTCCATTGCGTGCTGTGCAACTGCAAACAGAATTTCCGTTGTTGCATCTTGTTTTGTTGTCCACGCATCCCCTTTTTTGTTAACATAACCGACAAAAATTTGGTTTGTTATTGGGCTTACCCCGACTCTTATTTGTTTTGCTGTCATTTTTATTTCCTTAAAAAATAGGCACTCACTTGAAACGCCTATTGGATTTGTTAAATACTAATTTCTATTTTTGCTTACCAAGATTTACCACAGGCAACACAGGCACAATCAGTTTTGCTGTTGTGCCAGTTGTTGATGTGCTGATACGGTTTTCATTTATCCAGTCAAATAGTTCCTCCCACGAATCGTAGTCAAGTTTGTGGAATGCGTCATTTCGGTCGCTTTCCCAGCGTTTCAAATGCTCATTAATATCGCGAGTAATTACCTCTCGAGTATTACTGCTTAACACGCTCCAGTAGGTTTTAACATCGTGAATAGTTTCGCTAACGATATAAGTATGGCGTGGTAGGCTGTATCGGACGTGACTAATCATTAAATCTTGGAATTTATGTAAAGGGAGTTTGATGTTAATTTCATTCATTTTCGCCCTCCTTTTTTCTTATGGTGTTTAAAGTGCGGTCGATTTTCTCGGAGTTTTAAATTGTCCTGTCGGATTTGCTCTACTTTAATTCTTAGGCAGTCATTATCGCTTTCAAGCTCTTTAATGCGTCTTGATTTGGCAAGATTTTCATTGCCTAATTTTTCAAAGTGGCGTTTATTATTTTTGAGTTCCTCATTGAGGATTATTATAGCGAGGGATTTTAGTAGGTTCATTGTTTTTCCTCTATCAATTCCAATGATTCCCAATTAACAATATAACCACCATGTCTACTTGATATTCCTTGATCTTGCCATTTTTTATTTTTTGCTGCCTGTTTATCTGTTAATACGCACACTTTTCCAAAAGGTAGGTAATTATTATTTTTATCCTCCATAATAATACCTTCTTTTAAACCCCATTTTACGCGACTACCGACAGAAAAAGGCAATGTATAAACATTGTCAGTTACCCATTGTTTAGATAGGCGGTTATTTTCTTTATCAAAATCATACTCAAGATTTTTTTCTTCAAATTCTTTGGCTTGGCGATAATCCCAGCCTTGCCATTTAATAAGATTTTCAGCGGTGTCTTCATTATCGCCTATCCACTCTTTTAAAATGCTTTGATAAATGCCAAAATCTTCAATATCAAATTCTTCATCTTCAAAGTACTTTTTGGCTGAATTAACTTCATCTTTGTATTCTTTTTCTACCCACTCCTTTAAAAAGGCTGCAAATAAATGTTCATCATTAAGTGTTGGGCGTGGAACCTCAGGTGTCCATCTACTGTTTCTAATCATTCTATTTCTCCTATTTTTTGGGGTAATAAAAAGCCCGCCTAAGCGAGCTGGGTTGAGGGCGATAAAAAAGCCACTGTAAAATACAATGGCTTTCTTAGATATTTGTTGATTTTATCGGTATACCGATTTATACTAATCTCACTTTCAAGGGGAAGCTTGAAAGTGAGCGTGTGGCTTAATCCCACGTTACGAAGAAGGAAAATAAAATGTTAGTTCGCATTTTCCTTATCGTTGTCTTACTACTAATTAGCTTTCCTGCTTATTAATAGGTAACGATAATCTGGGGGAAGTACCAGTTCCCCCAGTTCTTCAAAATTATGGGCTATAAAGATGAAATTGTCAATCAACGAAATTAAAGCACGTTCAGATGAAAAGCGCGGCGTAAAATCGAAGTCTTACAAGTTGCCATTAGCAACCATCGTTGAAATCGAACAACTCAGCAAACAACACGACATTCCACAAAACCAACTGATTATTCAGGCGGTTGAATTGTGGAAGCAATCGCGTTAAATGAAGCCGCCTATTTAGCGGCTTTGATTTCATAGCTTTTTAGACATCTTTAACCTCAACAAACTCACCTATCTCATCTAACGTGTACCAAGTATCAGCTTTGATGTTATCTTCACCGACTTTTGATGCTTTGATATGGATTAGCTCGCCATCATGATTGCGATATACACAAACAATAGCACCATTAATACTCGCCTTAGCTTTAGATTGCCAACCAAGCGCAACAGCTATAGATTGCTTGCCAGATACTTCCGCTGCCGACCAATCGCCTGTATTGGTTGCTGCTGACCGATTGCCTGTATTGGCTGCTGCCGACTGATAGCCTGTATTGGTTGCTACCGACTGATAGCCTGTATTAGTCGCTACCGACTGCTCGCCTGTATTAGTCGCTGCCGACTGATCGCCTGTATTGGACACCTTGGCAGCATCCCAATCAACTTTACCTTTTATCCATTCAACGGCTTTTTTTACCATTTCTGGTAAGTTAATTTCGGTTTCGATCGTGATTTTTGCAGATGCAATTTTTGTATCATCACTATCTTTTGATGTTTCGCCGCTCATTTTAACTACAGCAAATTTACTTACCGCTGGATTGTAATAGCTAAGCACATCAAGCGAGTATTCGCAGGCGTGGAATCCACTATCACAAGCCTTAACATTACCTTTATGCTCATACGTTTTGCCTACCTCATACTGATAACCTCGACAAGTCCAGTCTTGCTTAAACCCTTTATAAGCTATAATTTCTTTGTTTTCTTCAGTCATTTTTGTCTCTCAAATTTAGATAATAAAAAAGCCACTATTGGTTAGTACTTGTGGTGTAATTCAAAACGGAATATCATCATCAAACCCATCTTGTTCAGCTGCTGCGCTTAATGGGTCGGGCTTTTCTTTGTCTTTGGTTGGCTGTTGTGTTTCACTGCTTGCCTTACTATCTAGCATTTCAAAGGATTGTGTTGCTACTTTAAGTGCGGTGCGGTTATTGCCGTTTTGGTCTTGCCAGCTTTCCTGCACCAATTTTCCTGTTACGCAGATTTTTGAGCCTTTTTGCAGATATTGTCTTGCCACATCGGCAGAATTGCCGTGCACCACAATGGGTATCCAATGCGTACGTTTAACTGTATTACCTTGTTTATCTCGGTAATCATCACCGATAGCAAGATTAAATGTGGCAATTTGCCCGCCATTTGGGAATTGGCGGATTTCTGGGTCACTGCCTAAATGACCGACTAATATCACGGTGTTGGTATTACGTGCCATTAGCGCATCTCCTGTATGAGTTGTTGATAATATTCTTGAGCAATTTCTACTCGTTCTTTGATTTTCTCGATGATTTTCTCATCACGTTTAATTGTGACGGTGGTGATACGTTTTTCTTGGGGGATTTGCTCAACCAAGTCGATGTATCGGCTTGGGTCGTCATAGCTTGATAATTGGTCATAAGGAGTGGGGAGGAGGACAAAATCAATTTGCGCCTCATCACAATCCCATAGCCACATATAGCCTTGCATTTGTGCGTCATACCCCGCTTTTTTGGCTTTTTCTTCTGCCTCATCAGCAAAAAAAGGGTGTGAGCCAATATCCCAAGAACATTTAGTGTCTATGATTAATCTTCGGCTTGGCACATAAATATCGCATTCGCCTGTAATCCAATCGTTTTCACGCCTTTCTGTGTTCTTTTTAAGTGGTAAACCACGCTTACGACCGCTTAACTTAATGGCTTGTTCTTCCAGTGCAATGCCTTTCTCGGTGTATTTATTTCCCTCAAAATCTTGATAGCCAAAGAGATCGAATTTAACGATTTTTCGCACCGCACTTTTAGCGGTAGCAGATATTCCGTTACCACTTTTAGGTTTTGCCATTAAATCAGCCAAGCCAGAACATCTAGCTTTGAGTTTGTACATTTCCATTCTCAATCGCCTCCAACTCCGCAATCTGCTCTTGACTAAACTCATAAGCCCCGCTATCACAAAGTTCTTGTAGGGTGGTTTCACCGTTGGTAATGCTTTGTTTGCATTGTTCGAATGTGGCTTCATCAACAACCGCTAAAAATTCCGCTTCTTGAATATTGTCGGTGTAATTGAACTCTTGATTTTCCACATCTTTCACAACGGCTTGGTCGGCTAATACGGCTTGTTGCATTTCAACAGAGAGCGGGGCTTGTTTTGATAGCAATAACTTAGTTACAGTTTTTAATGCCATTGCCTCGAAGTTATCGTGCCATACGCCATAGCCTTTTTTGAATGTTTGGCTGTAGCGTTGAGCGTGCTTGACGATGTCATCGTGGCTCATATAGAGTTCGGCTGAAAAATCGTTTACCAGTTTAAAATAGGCGTAATAGCCGATTGGATTTTCGTTTTGCTCGGGTTCTTGCTCCCAGTCAAACTCAAAACCGTTAATGAAATCTTTTTTGAGCAGTTGCTTTTTGTACACAGGCAATGCGACTAAGCGTTTAAATTGCCCGCTGCGTTGTGCCAGTTGGATAAAACCTTTATAACCAATTTGGAATTGTGCTTCGGTTTTCTTTTCTTTGTTGTTTCTGAAAGGGACGATGTAGGCAAAGCCTAAGTCATTTTGTAGTGGCAAATTCAGTGTCGCAGCCATACAAGCCGCGTTAAAAATGCTCATTGGGTCTGCTGTTTTAAGCATTGCATTGCTGTTGGCGATTTGCATGACACTTGTTGCAAAGGTTGCCGCATTTTTGCCAACAAGTTCCTTAATTTTATTTTGAATATTCGCACTTTTAAAAAATGTTTTAAGTGCAGGTGGCTGTTTATTTTGTTGATGTTGAACTTGGTTTGTCATCTCGCCCCTCCATTAATCTGGGTCATAATCATTCATTCTTGCGTGCAATTCACGCTCGGCAATTTTATTAATCGCCTCTTGTCTATAAGGCTCATAACTTGCACCGCTACCAATAGCAAGCCAGAAATTATCGTTATCACACAACATTTCCGTGAGTTCGTGATAATGCGTTTGGTCGCCTTGCTTTAAATCGTTGTCAATTTCAGTGGAGACTTCATCTAAAGCGATTTCATAGCCTGCTTGCCAATCCACTTTACGTTGGTGTGCAGCATTGAGTTGATAGTAGTAATCATCGGAAGGTTTCATTATTTTTCTCCTAAAGTGCGGTTAATTTCTGCTTGTTTTTGTGCGGTGTAAGCCTGCAGTTCTTTTTCTGCAGCCAGTGTAAGATTAGGCGGTAAACATACGCCATTTTCATATATGCCACCTTTCAGTTCACACTGTGTTTCTGCTTGGATTTGTTGGCTTAATTCGTTATCGTGCCAATCGGTGGGGTGGGCATTGGCGTGTAGGCTAATCCCACCTACAATCAGGGCAATAATCAAGGCGGCGAGAAAATAGCAGATTCTGTTTAGCCATTTTTCACTGCCTTTCATAAAGTGCGTGAAGCTTTGTTTTTCTTGGCGTAATGGTTTTTTTGAGCGTTTCATTTTGTTTCCTTTTTAGTCAATTTAGTGAATTTAGGGTGTAAAAATCCGCCACACGATTTTTCAAAAGTGCGGTCGGATTTTTTGCTGTTTTATTGGGAGATAAGATTTTTTGCTCTTTCCCAGTTCATTCGATTAGACGCTTTAAATGGCTGAATTAAGCGTTGAATAGTTGGGAGCGTGTTTTTGTATTGTCGGCGATATTCTTGATGATGGCTGATTACCATGCCTGTGAAATAAGAGCCAATGGTTTCTAGCGGTTTGATCATATCGCCAAGCAAGGTGTTCATTTGTTTGTGTCCGCACCAAAGCCAGACGAGTTGTTCAAGTTCATATTCGGTAAATTCAAAGGTGTATTTGCGTTCGACAAGCGGTTGGATTTGGTTTGCGTTTTGCGAAATTTCACGATCTAAAATATCGAGTACCCATTTGCGGAAGTCTTTGGCGACTTTGGTGCGGGCGAACATGGCAATCAGGTGTGCACCACGAAGCGAGAAGATACGCACTTTTTGTAGTCCGCCTGCGGTTGGCATTTCCACAAGTGCGGTCATTTCTGTGGTAAATTCGTCTGCGTTGGCGGTATAAAGTCTGCGAACGCTACGATCAGCGTCAGAATAATCTAATGCCTTGCCTAAATCGCTTGCTGTTAAGAATGTTTGATTGTTTTGGTTGATAACCGAAAGAGTAGTGTTTTGAAAAGTTAAAGTTGTCATTTTGTGTTTCTCTTTGTCAAAGTTTTTAAAACTCATCACCTAGAGACCAATCATTGGTGATGAACTGAACAGAATTGGTCTTACCGCGACAAAGAGTGAACGGCGTCCTTTCGGACTTCTATTCAGCTCATCATTGACAACTTTTGAAGGGGGGATCGATTTGATCCGACCTTTAAAGGTATGATTTACTGATTTTCGGCTATAAAAAAAGCCGCTTTGAGCGACTATCTTTTCCACCGCTCTTTGTCAATTCAGGAGACCAATCCTGACTTTCTGTTGAAAGTGAGAATATCCTAAATGATTGGGCGGTGGGTGTCAAATTAATTTTTATTCTTCCAACAAGGGTTTTTCTTTAAGCTGCGTGAGTGCGGCTGTTTGTAAGAGCGAGCTCATTTGTTGAATGGCAAGGCGATTTAAGATTGCCAGCCGTTCTTCTTGAGGAAATCCTTGCTGAATTAATAGGGCGTTTTGGCTTTCTAAACCTGCCAATACGGTTAATTGTTCAATAGTAGCGTGTTCACGCATATTACCTTTTAATTTGGGGTTGGCATCTTTCCATTGTTTAGCCGTTTGTCCAAATAAGGCTTGATTTAAAATATCTGCTTCAGTGGCATACACAAATTGATGTTGCTTTGTGTTGAGTAATTGTGGGATAAGGTGCCTTTAATAGCGTCTGTGTGTATGCGATAGTTGGCTTTGGTGAGAATACGTTTGACATTCCACTCCAGTTTGTTATCTTTGGCTTCTTTTTGTTTTAAGCGTTGGAATTCTTTGATTAGGTAGAGTTTGAATTCTGGGCTTATCCACATTGCAAATTCTAATGCAATATCTTTGTGAGCGTAAGTCCCACCATAACGCCCTGCTTTGGCTTGTAAACCGATAGCATTAGTTTGAGCAACAAACTCTTTAACGCTAATTTTAAATCGATTTAAACCAGATTGACTTTTAATTAGGGCGAATTCGCCATAATTAAAATTAGGATTGTTTAGCTCTTCCCAGATACCGATATATTCAAGCGTATTACGGTTTCTGAGCCAATCGCTAATAAAAAATTCCCCATCTTTTGCTTTGAGCATATCCGTTAGGTTGATGTAATCTTCACCATTTTGTTCCATTACGCGAATTTCAGCATCTTTTACAATGATTACATTAGTCATTTTTACCTCTCAGATACAAAAAAAGCCGTTTGAGACGGCTTGAGTGCTGAAAGATATTAATCTGAAGTAGGGATTGTGTCAAATATTTAAAAAAACCTTTCGAGCGGTCAGTGGAGTAGTGCAATCAGTCTATGCTAATTTTGTCTAGAATAGGGCTGTGATTACACTTAATTTCTAATTTTTCCATTGTTACATTCCTCGTTTGTCTGCCATTTCAAAACACACTTCATCTATCATTCGCAACGGTTTCACATGCCGTTGTGTCTCTGTACTAGCAAATGTGTTTTGAAATATCCACATTGGGATATTCGCCTGCTTGAGCTCCACTTTCGGCAACTGCACCGTTTTTCACTGGCTTTGCATGGGCAGACTTTAAACCACAGTGTTATTAAGTAGGTTAGGGCTTTTAATCTAACGACCGCTTAATACCGTTATGCACTGTGATTCTGTGAGATAAATTGTTAAAGAGCATTAAGTTGATTATTTAAAACAGCTTTCATCTTCCGTTTGCTTCAACGCTTGGCGGTCGTTGCGGATGTTTCCGCATTGATGGCCAAGGGTTTGGCTCTCCGTTAAAGCTGTTTTAGATAACGCCTGATTTTTGTTATCAGGCTGTTTTGTTTTGATGGGCGAATAATACAATACGTATTCAATAAGTCAATACAAATTGTATTTAATTTTTTATAAAAAATACTATTTGTATTTTAAATAATTGATTTTAAAGCAGAAAAATTTTTGCGAGGAGTGTTTGATTGCTTGTTTTTTGAGCTGAAGAAGATGGTTAAAGATAAAACTGTATAAATTTGAGAAATGCTGCAGACGAAAGCATCTAAATTTAGTATAGTAAGCAAAATTTTTCTGCAGGAAAATAAAGGGTATGAGAGCATATATTGAAATCTTAAAACAAATCATTGAGGATAAGAGTTGCAATACTCAAACTCTATGCGAGCAACATAGCATGAGCCGTATAGACCAAATGGTAAGAACAAATATATTCACTGAAGAATTAAAAAAATTAGGTGCTTTTTTTACTGAGCAGGTATTAGCTGAACAAGCCTGTAAACAGTTTCAATCTGTAATTACTGCAGACTCTATCGTTCTTGATCCAAGTTGTGGAATAGGAAATTTATTGGTTGAAAGTTCTCGGCAGTTAGGTGTTTGTAGGTTACTATCTGATACATTAAAACAATGGAATAAAGTATTAAAAGGGTTTGATATTCGGGCTGACTTTGTTGAGTTGACTAAGTTACAACTTATTCTTGAAGCTCTGCGTAGGGGAGTGGAGAAAGACTGCAGTATTGATAAGGCTATTTCTTATTTAAATCATATTGAATTACGAGATGCCTTATCTATTTCAAAAGAGGAAATAAAAGGTGTTACTCACTTATTTATGAACCCTCCTTTTATTACCATTCAGGCACCGAAACGCGATTACTGGGGAAATGGCAAAACTAATTCTGCTGCAGTCTTTTTTGATTATTATTTAAGATTACTACCTGAAAATAGTCATGTTGTTGCGATTTTACCCGATGTATTACGCTCAGGATCACGGTTCGCTCATTTTAGAAAATTTGTTGCTAGTGAATTACATGGTTGTCTGCAGGTTTGGGGGCGTTTTTCAGTAAGTGCGGATGTAGATGTCTTTATTCTTTCGGGGCAGAAAATGAATAGTCATTGTTCGTTAGAATGGGCTAAGCGTCCCCAGTTAGAGGGGAAAATTCTTTCATCAGAATATCAGGTTTGTGTAGGTCCGCTTGTTGCCTATAGAGACAAACAACAAGGGCAACTTTATCCCTATTTTCATCCTAAAAATTGTAAAAATTGGGAAATTGTTACTGCGGTCTCAGAAATGAGAGCTTTTGATGGGAAGGTTATTCAGCCACCTTGCATACTAATAAAGCGTACTTCTAGCCCTTCAGATAAATTTAGGGCTGCAGCCACACTGGTTAATTTAAAACAACCTATTGCGGTAGAAAACCATTTGATTGTCGTTACACCCAAAGATGGGAAATTAAAAAGTTGTAAAAAATTGTTAAAAGTACTTGCTAAGTCAGAGATTAACCACTTTCTTAACGAGCAAATTCGGACAAGACACTTAACCGTTGGCGTAGTTAAGATGATTCCACTGGTTGTTTAAGATAAGTTTGATTGATGATGGATTCACTAATTAGGCTATGAAAATATTCAATCATTTCAAGCAGTTCTTCTTTTATATCTTCATACAGACTTTGTAAATCTTCTCGACCTCGTTTGCTACCATGGGCGATAGAATTTCGCCCATCTAATAACTTCTCATCAATAAATGCTTTCTTTGTTTCTAAATCCCCAAGTTCTAATCCTAATTGAGATAAAATTATTGATAAATTTTCAAAATTTAAATTTGACTTAGTAGTAATAGTCTCATCTTCATTTACTTTAAATATATTTTGCATATTTCCCCTGAAAAAATTGAATAAAACTTGCTGATGATATATATATTTACCATTCAGAGGATCAATTTGTTTTTCAGAAAGATGTTTTCCTAGCATGATTTGTTGGAAATTTTCTTTAAGTTCAAAGCATTTATGATCTTGGGAGCTAATGTACTTTATATAGTATCTTGCACAATATTTTATATGTCCTTCCCAATGAGAATAGAGTAATAAAATTGCCGAGCGATAAAGTGTTTCCAATAGGGATTGGTTCTCCTCTTTTTCTTGAATAAGTAACTCTAGGTTACTAAATTCTTTCTTTCTCCAGCTTATATCCCTATCTAAATTACTTTCAAATTTTTCAACTGAAATCATACAAAAAGATTCCCATCATCTAATATTGAAGTAACGGTAGCCATTCTGTCAACGCCTCTTGATTGCGAAATTACTGCTTTATAAATTGAATTATCTTCAAGTTGTTGAGATATTCTTTCTAAAAGTGGCTCCAAACTTCGATCTTTATGAAGGTTAGGCTCAGCTTCTAGTTTTTTAGAAAGATGATAAGTAAATAATTCATAAATAGGCAATGAGATTGCTCCTGTATATCGATTTTTTTCACGATTAAATTTTTTAAAGGCATTACTACCAAAAACATTATCGAAAACAAGGAAAACTTTTTCAAATAATTCCTCTTCAGCTTTAAAATTGAAACCTGAAAACATATTACTAGCCATTTCATCTAAATATGGATCAATATCTCTGTTTTGTTCTAAAATAGTGTTATGTTTTTTTAAATTTCTTAATGAAAAATAACGTATTAATAACTCTAAGTTAAATGCTTCAGACTCTTGTTTTTCTGAAATAGGCGTTGTTTCTTTAAAGCTAGAATATTGTGCCAATTTCTCAATCCAATGCTGAGCTTCTGCATTTTCCATCAATAAAATAACATTACGAATCTCTTGATCTGATAGTTTACTACCATTACTATTTAGCCTTTGAAATAATTCTAGTTTAGTATCTGATTCACTTTCCTTTTTAATGATCTTAATGTCCATTTTTTCACGTTTAAATGTCAGTTTTGTGAGTGAATCTAATTCTTTCTCTGGGTTTTGAGTATTTTGCCACATCATTTCTTCTAAACTTGGCAAATACTTCGTTGCAACTAATTTTAAAGGCTCAAACAATTCATTTTCATTTTTTCTTAATTTACCCATAAATTGTAATATCGTTGAAAGTCGTTGTAATCCATCAACAACTTCCCAAATTCCATCTTCTCTTTGAGAAACAAATATGGAGGGTAAAGGAATGCCTAGTAAGATAGACTCAATAAATTTACTTTTTTGTTCGGTATTCCATCTAAATAACCTTTGGAATTCTGGTCTAATATCCATTTCTTTATCATCATAAAGGTTAACAAGCTCTCCTATAGACATTGAATAACCATCTGTATGAACGGATTTTCTCGCTTTTTGAATATCTTTTTGTAATTCAGAGGGGGATACATAGCTGTTTAGTAAGCTCATAATTACTCCTTAGTTATATAATTTATTACAAATCCAACCCCAAGCTACAAATAACTCCTATGCTCCACCGCTACGCCAATAATGCGAATGTTTTGTGTTTTTGAGCTAAGGGTTGGGTAGTCGCGGTTAAGTGGTACGAGTTCAAAGTGTGGATTACCTGAGCTAGAGATCTCACCGAGTTCACGATAGCGTTTTAAGGTTGCTTCTCCACCATCATTGACGGCTGCAACATAATCCCCAGGGTGAGGGTGACGGCGAACATCAATGAGCACAAGGTCGTCTTCAATAAACTTCGGCTCCATCGAGCGCCCTTTTATGCGTAAAAAGAAAGCATCTTCGCCTGCATCAATTTCAGAATCGATATATTCATAGCCCATTGCAGTTTGATGATCGCACGCCTCGGTAAATAGCCCTGCTTCAATATTACTAATAAGTGGGTAAGAGTAAGAAGTTTCTACTTTTTCAGGTTTCACATTTTCATCAAACTCTTCTACCGTACCATCACCATTTAAAATCACTTTGTCTACGCCTGTTAAATTGATCATTTGGGCGACTTCATTCACATTTGGCTGTCTTCTACCTGTTAGCCAATGCCCAATAGCGCCTTGAGTTTTATCCATTGCCTCAGCGATATCTTCTTGTTTTAAATTTTTTTCTTGCATTTTTTCACGGATAAACGTGTTCCACGGTTTCTTCATCATTTAACCCTCAAGTAAATAGCCAATTATTACGCAGAGTATTATTTTTACAAAATACAAAAGGTATTTTTGTTTGATTTTATTGAATACGTTGTGTATTATTATGTAATTCTTAAATACAGAGGCTTTTATGAACAGAATTTCAGAATTTAGAAAAGCTGCCAATCTTACCCAGTCAGAACTTGGTGCGTTATTAAAACGCAGCCAGGGGGCTGTTGGGCATATTGAAACAGGAAGACGACAAATATCAATTGATACCGCCAAGCAACTTATCAAAATCTTCAATGATCGTGGTGTAGCTTGCTCTCTCGACGATGTCTTTCCTATCAACAACTAACATACCCCAAGGTAAACGCAATGGCACGCAATGAATTAAGCAAAGACGCAATAAAAAATGCGGATTTAATACGACAAAAAGCAGCTAACACGAAAGATGTTCACGCGGCAGATTATATCGGCGTTGATGCCGCCACAATTTGCCGTTTTAAAGCTGAACACTTGGATAAATTCTGTGCTTATCTAGATTTTCTCGGACTAACCGTAACGGATAAAGATTTGAAACAGATTAGTGAAGCTGATCTTAATACCTTAAAACTTTTCGCTGAAAAGGGCATTAAGAATTATTGAATATAAAAAAACCACGGCGGGAACCGTGGCTAATCATTAAGGAATGTATTTATGGAGAATACTAATCCAAACGAAAAAATAAGTCAATCGCAATGTGACCGTATTTTGCGTTATTTGCAATCAGGTAAGCGACTGACATCACTCGAAGCTTTAGACAAATTCGGTTGCTTGCGTCTTTCGGCGCGAATTTTAGATTTAAAAAACCGCTGGCATCAGATTTCGGACGAGTTCGTCCACGATGCACGCACAGGCAAAGTATATAAAGCGTATTTTATGGCGGTATGAGATGAGTGTTGAGTTAATGACTAAAGCATTTAAAAGCAAAACCGGCAATCCTTTAACAAAATTAGTGCTGGTAAAATTAGCCGATAATGCGAATGATGATGGCGTTTGTTATCCAAGTTATAAACGTATTGCAATCCAATGTGAAGTTTCGCGCCCTACGGCAATTTCGCACGTTAAGAAATTGGAAGCGATGAAATATTTATCCATTCGTGAACGTAAAACCGAAAACGGCAACGCCACTAATGTGTATATCTTGCATCCCGAAAACTGGGAAATATTAGAGCCTTTTACTAGTAAAGCAGCTTTACCACCCCTAGTAAACGAGCTTAACCACCCTAGTAAAGCAGCTTTACCACCCCTAGTAAACGAGCTTAACCCTGAACCATCAATAGAACCATCAGATAACCATCATATTAAAAAAACTACGCAAAAAAGCGAATCCGAAATGTTGCTTGAGCAGTTCGGTATTACCGGACAACTGGCGAAAGATTTTATCGCACACCGCAAAGCCAAAAAGGGCGTAATTAATCAAACACAGCTAAACCGTCTGCAAAAACAGGCGGACAAGGCGGGGATTTCGATTTGTGAAGCGGTGGAGATTTGCATTGAACGAAACTGGCAGGGATTTAACGCATCATGGGATTGGCGTGATGAGAAACTGCGAACATCCCAAGCGCAAAAAATGAGTTTTGAAGAAAAAAATGCGTTGCCGTGGAATCGTCCTGAAGACTGGGAGAATGTACTGTGAACCAATTAACTAATCAATCATTACATCAAGGTGTATCACCACAAGTGGAGAAATTTATTGATACGTTGTTCGACCAACTTTGCGCTAGTTGCCCTCAGTTGCTCAACCTCACTCTAGAGCGATTGCAGGTAGTAAAACGTCAGTGGATTTTAGGCTTTGCTGAAAATGGAATTACAAAAATAACACAAGTTAAACGAGGTATGGCGGAAATGCGTGCTAAGCCAAATGGGTATTTGCCAAGTGTAGGTGAATTTATTCAAGCATGCAAAGTTCTGGACTGCCACGTATTGGGTTTACCGAACGAAGCGGAATTATACCAACGTTATAACACTTTCTTAGGCTATGCCCGATTCAATCGGGATGAATTTCAATATCGTTCAAAAGTGGAATTTTGGTTGCTTAAAAATCTGTACGAAAAGTGCAAGAAAAAATCGGAAGAGGACACGTTGAAAACTATTCCGAAATTACTCACAGAAGTGGTAGAAAAAGTGCGGTCGAATTTTCCTTTTGAGGATGTTCCGAAAATGATTCCAGCAAAACCAAGTTTTTACGATAAAGCGAAGGCTGATAAAGCTCGAGATAGCTTGATGGCAATGATGAAAGGGGCATTGCAATGACAGAACAACAATTTGATAAAGATACATGGCAAACACCACGCTATGTCTTTGAATGGCTATCTCAACGTTTCGGGTTGTTCGATCTTGATGGTTGTGCAACAGCCAACAACGCCTTGACATGTCACTATATCGGCGAACCTAACTCAGATAATGATGAGCATCAATCAATCGCAGATGACTTTCTAATGCCGATTGAGCAAATGTTAGATGTATTGTTGGATGAAGTCGCAGAACGTTGTTCGGATCCGTTAAGAATCTATGTGAACCCGCCTTATTCCAACGTTACACCATATTTACAACGTGCGAAAGAACTACGAGATGCAGGATATCTAGTGGTGATGTTGCTTAATAACGATAAATCTACTCAATGGTATCAAAACCACATTCAAGGCGTGGCGAATGAAGTGATCGATATTACAGGTGGTCGAATTGCATTTATCAACCCTGTAACAGGAAAAGAAATCAAGGGGAATAGCAAAGGACAAATGGTCGTAGTCTTTGATCCAACAATGGAAGACTTTGTCACACGTTCAGTAAGTCTTGATTTTATTAAAAAGATTGGTGGGTATAGCAAATGAGTTTTGAAGAACATAACAATCGCAAGAAAGCGAATAAGTTTGCTGAATATATTACGGGCGAATCTCTTCGCCGATATTTGGCTGAGAAAGTCGAGAAGTACTTAGGTAAAAATCCAAGTGTTTTTGATGGTGCAGCAGGCAGCGGACAGCTTGAGCAATTTATTCAACCAAGTAAGTTTATTGCAATAGAAATTCAAGCGGAATCATGCGCGGCATTAGCCAATAATTATCCAGATGCTGAGATTCATAATACGAGTTTTTTCTTGTATCAAAGTGAGCCAAAAAGTGATTGTGTTGTAATGAACCCGCCATTCTCACTTAAATTTAAAGAACTTGCCGAAGAAGAAAAGGCTGCTATTCAAGCAGATTTTCCGTGGAAAAAATCAGGTGTGCTTGATGATGTTTTTATGCTGAAAGGATTAGCCAATGCGTATCGTTTTGGGTTTTTCATTATGTTTCCAGGTATTGCCTATCGAAACACCGAAAAAACACTCCGTGAAGTTATTGGGAATCAATTAGTCGAGTTGAATTTGATTCAAAACGCTTTTGAAGATACGCCTATTTCGGTGCTTTTCTTGGTGGTTGATAAAACTAAGTCGAACAACAAGACATACCGTGAGTTGTATGACTGTGCCACGAATAAAATAATTAACGCTGATGAATGGCTAATTGATTCTGATAAATGGGACACGATATCGCCACCCGAACCACCGAAAGAAAAAATCGATCCAATGAAATTAGAGTTGATGTCGCAAGCTCAATTAAAAGAGCAAATTCGCGCTCAAATTCAATTTAGCGGTATGGTATTTGATTTGGAGCGTTGGCCTAGAAAAGATTTTGAGAAATTTTGCGATGAAGTCTGTGCATTGATTCAAGAAGAGAAAAAATCAAATCGATTTTTATTTGGCTGGGGCGAATGATGAAAGATTTTTATATTTACCGTAGCGCATATCACGACGGCTCAACAAAAGGCTTTCGCCACGGTATTAAACATAAACGGCACGATTGCTTTCGTGGAGATGTGAGGGTGCTACAACGTATTGACGGCAAAATAGTACAGATTTCTCGCGTACGAAAACGCTTTAAAACTTATGAAGAGGCGCACGCGTGGGCACGTGGTGTGGAGTATCTGGAATGATTATTCCAATGATGAAAAATGCTGGTGGTGTATTTTGTCCAGCCGATGAAATGTACTTGCCAGATTTACAATCATTCAAAAACGGTGAGATTTATGAGATAGAACTCAAACGCACGCGCAATCCAGCCTTTCATCGTAAAGTGTTCGCCTTTTTTAAATTCTGTTTTAACCATTGGGCTGCAGATAAAACAGAATGGGAACACTTTGATGAGCGCAAGCAATTTGACACCTTTCGTAAACATCTAACGGTATTGGCGGGGTTTTACGAATCCACATACAACATTAAAGGTGATTTGCGGATTGAGGCGCAATCCTTGAGTTATGGAAATATGGAGCAAGAGGAGTTTGAAAGCTGTTACAAGGCGTTAATTAGTGCAGCAATCAAGCATATTTTTAACGATACAACCGATGAAAATACGTTAAATCAGTTGTATGCGTTTTTTGGGTAATTATTGCCGTAGCTCTTTTTGTGAGGCAATCGCTAAAAAGTGGCTGCGGTCTTTGTAGATTGGATTGCTTGCAACACGGCTATCAATACGTTTGATAAGGTATTCAGGCAAGCTGATATTAATACGGTGGCGTTTGCCTTGATATGCGGAAATATCTACATCAAGCAACAACCAAGTATCGCAATAGTTGAAATCTTCTTGCGTTTGGTAGTGACGATAGCCTTTATCTTGAAGTTCGTTGATGTCTATTCCGTCTTCAAACATCATTTCTAAGATGGAATGAATGGCATCAGTCACCTGCGTTGGGATTTCCTCAAGGGTATCAGCGGCACTAAAGCAGGAATATTCTTCAGTAAATAATGCTGGCACAGTGATGCCGTAGGCTTCATTTTCATTTGTTGGGGTTTCAATGCCGATGGTAAATAACATAGTCGCTCCTTATGGGTTAGCTCGGCAGAGCTATAGAAGCCCTGCCGATTTTTTAATGGATCTTAATGTGCCGATGGGTACGTGTTGTTTTGGGTGTGGTACGGGGAACGTCTTCCCTGTGATGGGCGATTGCCAGATTTGATGATCGCCTTTACCGTGCCTGACAAAAGTACAACCTGCATTTTTAAGTTCCTTGATTAAGTCGCTGGATCGCATGCTTCCTCCTTGTCGTCTTAATCACGATAAATTATACACAAGGATACACACAAGTAAAGGATGAAAATGAAATTAAATGATGACGAGATTCTAGAATTAAAAATCGTACTTTTTATTGTGGCAGTTTGGTTAATTTTTAATATGGTGTTTGGCTAATGGCGAAAGAGTATCAATGCAAAGTCTGCGGCAAGCCGTTTGTAAAAACCTTTAGCTCAACACAGAAAGTTTGCTCGCCTGAGTGTGCAATTAAATTAGCCCGAGATAATGCACAAAAAGACCGAGACAAGGCCGAAAAGAAAAAGCAAAGGGAACGTAGGGCGAAATTAAAAAGTCGTTCAGAATGGCTGAAAGAGGCACAATCGGTATTTAATAAATTCATTCGTTTAAGGGATAAAGACCAGCCTTGTATCAGTTGCGGTCGGTATCATCAAGGGCAATACCATGCAGGGCATTATCGGAGTGTGGGGGCGTGTCCTGAATTGCGATTTTGTGAGCTGAATGTACATAAGCAATGCGCACCCTGTAATGACCATAAGAGCGGAAATATCATCGAATATCGAATCAATCTTATCAATAAAATCGGTGCAGATAAGGTGGCGTGGTTAGAACGCCAAGACCACGAACCAAAGAAATACACCATTGAAGATTGCAAGGAGATTATTAAGTATTACAAGGCAAAAATTAAGGAGCTTACGTGAATATTGATGAGATTTCAGTTGAATTTGGTTATTGGGCTACATCTCGTTATGAGACTGAATTTCCACGTGTAGCCGCAGGGTTTGCAGAAATGAAATGTGATGCTCGTTATGCTGAAAAATATCGTATGCGTCCTATAAGCGATGAATTAGGCATGGAAATTGATGGCTACCTTGGTGTAATTAGAAAAGTCACACCAGAACTTTATGATGTATTCGTTCTGACTTATATCAAGAGATGGGAAAAACAAGAAATTTGGCGATATTTACATATTTCACGGCGTGAATATTTCAATCGATTGAAAACGGTAAAAACATCACTTTTATTGCTATTATCAACAGAAGGCAAGCAATGTTTATTTATTGCCTGAAAAGTGCGGTCTATTTTGACCGCATTTATTTCAAGGGTAGGTATTCTTTCTATTCTTGTCCTTCCTGAAGTGTGAGTTTGGGGTGTATCTTATCTAACATTTCATAAAAATTATCTTTATCTTTAGATAGCTTTAAAAGTGTAACGATAGAAGATAAATGTTCACGCAATTTAGGGTGCCCTACGTCTTCCGTTAAAAACTGGTGTAATTTTACTTTTTTTGCTTGTTTACTTGCCGATTTTTTGAGTTCTGGTAATAACTCTGGAGCGAGTCGGGCATACACGGCGTTGTTTGTAATATGCCCGAAGAATTGTGGAAATTGATTATTATTTTTCGGAGGGAATTGAACGCCATATAAACGACATAATTCCTTGTAATAGTCTAAAGGAAAGGTTTTAACCCAAGGTTGTAATTCTTTTGCGACAAAGGCTTCAAAAATTTTTGCGAGTGCGTCTTTGGCTCGTGCATCTTGATAGCCGGTGACTTCATCCACTAATGCCACAATGCCCACTTTGGCTAAAGAGCGGATTAGAATTTCTGCTTTTTGGGCGGTGTTTTGTTGCTTACCAACCAACGCCCCTTCTTCACGTGCTCGTAGATAAATATCACACACGACAGGTAAAATAGTCGCATCATATCCTTCCTTAATTTTACCGTCTTTGGTGCGATATTTAACCCCTTTGATCACATCTATAACATCTTGATTAATAAATGGTTTTAGATTATTTGCATCCATAAACGCAGGGAGTTTGATCAATTCTTCGTTTTCTGTTATTGCGCCACCACGAGAACCACGATTTGGGCGATCTAATGCTTCAAAAACAGAAGCACTTGAAATAATGCGTAAGTCATTTTGAAGCACTGCCACATCAAGCGATTTATCACCAATGCTTAATACGCCTTCGTGAATAGCTAAAGGGAGTTCTTCTAGTGCTTTTTTATGTTCCCAGCGTGCTAACGCTGCTTTCTCGGCTCGTTCTTTACGTTTTT